GGCGCTGCGCTTGCCTTGGGGGCCGCTGATGTGCTTGATGCGCTCCTCGCCCTTGATGTCAGGCTCGGTGCGGCCCAGGGGGATGTAGTAGTCAACGACTTCCACCCGCTCTATGAAGTAGCTCTTGAGGCCCTTCTTGGTTTTGTCGGGCTTGCCGGGGAAGGATTCCACGCCTGGGTAGAGGGCATTGCACGCCTCGTTCAGGGCAGCCTTGAGACAGCGACCCTCCCAGACCAGTTCACCGTTGATCTGCTTGAAGCCGTTGCCGGCCACGGCCTTCTTGGACACCTTGTCCACGATCTCATCGACCTGGGCGGCGCTCAGTTCATCCTTGTCGAGAACAGGGTCAAGACCCATTTCGACCATGGTCTCTTCGGCAATGCGGCTCATCTCGGAGGCGTTGTCGGTGATGCGGGCCTTGACGAAGGCGTGGATGGTGGCCCCGTCCTTGGGGATGCCACCGACCAGGGTGTTGATGTGGAGGGATCCGGTGTAGGTCGTCCACCGGGACTGGAACTTGAAAATATCGGATGCGGACATGGTGATTCCTTTCTATTGGGCTTCTTCTTCTTCGGCCCCATAGTTGGACAGCCACTCTTCGATGGCGGCTGCCAGGTCAGCCAACCTGTGAGCCAGGTTGGCCTCGTAGGGGATACTGTCGGCCTGGAGGTGCATCAGCAGCATGCGGGCGTGGTAGGCCGGTGACATGCCGTCGACACCGCCAGGTGTCTCGTTGATCGCTTCCACCTCTTCGCTTATGGGGCCGTTCTTCTGGGACAGGAGAGAAGACTTGAGGTGCGTCTTTTTGCCGCTCAGGGTCTGGGTGGCCCGCCTCTCGCTGAAGGACAGGAGCCGCTCAGAAGTCCAGCCCAGGGCCTTGGCGAGCCGCTCGATGGGCAGCTTGAGTTCCCGTGCTAGTTCGACACAATGAAGCTGATCCCATCGCGACAGGTCGTGACCCCTCCCGCTGTTGAGCATGCAGGCGTCGTAGAACATCTCGGCCTTGGTCCGGTAGTGACGCACGATGCAGGAGATGGTGGCGTCATCCCCGTAGACCTTCCGCTTGGCCCTGGCCCGGTGGACGCCGTCGACAATGACTTTGCCGCGGGTGACGATGATTGGGGGAGGTTCGTCCCCCTCGCCGGCATTGAAGGCTTCATATGCCTCCACCAGGGTGGAGATGTTAGTGGTGTCGATCCTGCGACGGGGATAGAGGGAAAGGTCTTCCTTGAGGCGGGCGACGGGGATTTCCTCGACGGGTTCTGCTGGTGTTCTCGGCATTATTTTCTCCTTTGGTTCGTCGGCATGGGACGGCTAGGCTTAGGCGGGGCTAGTCGGCTTGGATGGGTAGGGTGCAGCAGGGCGTGTCGGTCAGAATGGAGGTGGCTGGATCGAGAGTTGGCAAGTCGGGTGGGTCAAGCTTGATATCGGGTGCGGCATGGAACGTCGATCTGGCGCGGACTGATCTGGGATGAAACATGGCCTGGGCTGACGAGTCGGGATGGCTCGGCTCGGCATGGTCCGGTTAGGCATGTCGGTGTGAGCCGGAAGGACAAGGTCGGGTATGTCGGCTCGGAGGGATGGGATACGGCGTGACTTGGGAGGGTTTGTCGGCGTGGCTAGATCGGGCATGGTGCGGGTAGGCATGTCGGCTGGAGGCGGGTAGGGGCGGCCCGACGCGAGATGACCAGACGGGGCAGGGGTCGTCGGTATGGATCTGGACTGGACTGGCTTGTCGATTCGGATCCCTGCTCTAAGAGTAGAGCAGGTAGGAGCCAACTATATCTGACTGGTCCCCAAAAAATCGGTCAGGCTTCTGAGATCCAGCGTCAGATTTCCTCGGGTATTAATCCCCTTGCCGTCGACCACTGCTTCCGCCACCTTTTTCTTCTGGGCCAACAAGGCGTGTTGGTACTCCTCGATGCTCCCGGCGACCTGGATGGTCAGCAGGGTGACCTGGGGAAACTTGCTGCTCAGGCGGATGATCCTGCTCTGGCGTTGGGCGAACGCTCCGCTGCTCCAGGGCAAATCATACGATATGAGGTAGTTTGCTACAGGAAGATCCAATCCGATCCCGCCAGCATCGGAGGAGAGGAAGAGTCGGGTGTCAGGATCGGTGGCGAAGGTCTGCTTGGCCTTGTCCCGGTTGGTGATCGACACGGCCCCGGTGAAGAGCACCGACTTGGTCAGGCTCCTGGTGCGCTCGGCCACGATGTCGAGCATGTCCTTAAAGAAGCTGAAAAAAACGATCTTGTTCTCGGGGTGGGCTTCCAGGATCTCTCGGATCAGCCCTGGCTTGTCCTCTGTCCCCACCAAGGCATCCAGCTTGGGAGCCTTCTTGAGGCCCTCCAGCCTGCCGGCGGCGTGTAGCTCCTGGGCGTACTCGCTGCCCATGCGGTTGCCAGGTAGTACCCCGCGGTAGTGCGCCGCGGAGAGCCGCAGTAGCTCGGGGTGGTCAACCAACATCCTCATGCAGGTAATCTTCGACATGATCCGACCGCGGGCCTCGCCCTGCTCTTCACCGCGGTAGAAGCCACTCAGGCTGAAGTTCCCCCAGGTGTTCATGGCCTCAGCCAGTTCGGCCTCCAGGTCATGCACCATGCGCCGGTACAGCATCCTGGTGCCCTGGTCTGCTTCCACCAGGATGGGTGCCGGTGCCACTACCGCGGGTAGCTGGTCGGCTACCTCGCTCCTGGTGCGCCTGACCATGTGCTCGGACAGGAGCCGGTGCAGGGTGGGCAGGTTCCGATAGACCCTGACCCGGCCCCAGGGATCACGCTTGATGAAGGCGGCGTCGAAGGTCTTGAAGTTGCCCAGGACGGTGGGGTTGATCCAGGACATGATCGAGTAGACCTCTTCGGCCCGGTTCTCCACTGGCTGGCCCGTCAAGGCCCATTGGTAGGTGGCCTTGAGCCGCTTGATCTTCTTGGACCGCTGCGGCTTGAAGTTCTTGAACCACGTCGCCTCGTCGGCCACGATGAAGTCCCTAGGCAGCCGGGAGACTATCTCCCAGTCGTTGACCATCTGCTCGGGGTTGATGATGCAGTACTCACCCTCGCCGCGCTTGTACCGCTGGTACTGGGCCTCGCGCTGAGGGGCTGTGCCGTTGACCACGATCACGTTGGCGTCGGGGGCGAAGTCCTCGATCAACCTTTTCCACTGCAACTTGATGGAGGCAGGGCAGATGATCAGCCCCCCGCCCACCTGGCCGTCCTCGATCAGCTTTTCTACCGCGGCGATAGTGATAACTGTCTTGCCCAGGCCCATCTCGTAGGCCACCAGGAGGTGTTGCATGTCGATCATGGCGTCGACCGCTTCTTCCTGGAAGGGGTACAACGACCCCTTGAAGGTCATGCCCCGAACTCCTCTACCAGCACCGCCAGCACGTCATTCATGGCGTCGAGCCAACCCTGCTGATATTCATCGCTGACATGTCCCTGGTGCTTCTCGGCCTCCCGAACTTGTCTGGCGAGCCATTTCTGAAAGGCAGCCAGGTCACGATCAAAGGTCACCAGAACACCGCCGGGATGAGGGTGCCTTTAAACATCGCCCTTCAGTTCCTCTATCCGGTCCACTACCTTCTGGCGTTCTACCTGCGCCTGCTCACGCAGATACAGGAACAACTCCTCCATAGTGAAGTGGCGGATGGTGCCGTCCTCCAGGTGGGCGTCCACACAAGTGATCCTCACCAGAACACCGCCGGCACCGCGTACTCCAGGCCCTTGCGGACCTCGGCCGGTGATAGCTCGCCGGGATCCTTGCCACTCAGGCCCTGGTAGTTGAACACGGTCATGGGGATGCGATGGTGCCACTTCTCCTTGAGGAGCCGGCGCATCTCGGCCCGCCCGGCGCGGTCGTCGTCCAGGGCCAGGGTCAGGCGGTCACACCGTTCCACCAGGAGCTTCATCTGCATGTCGGACACCTGGCAGCCGAAGGCAGCCACGGCGGGGATGCCCAGGGTGTCCAAGTAAGCCACGTCCAATGGACTCTCCACCAGGAGGGGCCGGTTCCAGACGAGCACGTCAAGGCCGAACAAGGTGCGGCCCTTCTTGATGCCAGGGGGATGGTTGCGGATGTCGACCCCTTTGGTCTGCCAGCCCCACTTCTCACCACCTGGGGAGAAGATGGGGATAACCCAGGCAGCCTCCTCGTAGTCCCACCGAAGCTGGAATCGGTCGCAGACCTGGGGGGTCAGGTGCCGGCGGGCCAGGGCACGGGGCGGGGGTGGCCCGAACTCCTCCAGCCGACTCTCCACCGCCATGCCGATGGGTGGCTCCCAGGGGGCCTCATCATCGGAGAGATCAACATCGAACTGGCGGATCATCTTCCTGGCGTCCCACAGGCTCACGCCGGCTACGTCGATGATGAGCCTGGTCAGGGAGCCTGAGTACTCGCAAGAGAAGCAGTGCATGGCCCCTGAGTGCCGGTTGATCGACCAATGGTCTGGCCGGCGCTCTCGCTCCCCCGTCCTCTTCTCGTGCATGGGGCAGCGCGCCTGCACCTCGACGCCCAGGGACCGGATGTCCTCGATCCCGATGTGCTCCAGCAGATCCTCAATCACGGCTGGTCATGTCGTCGTCGTCTTTGTACTCGATCTCTTCGGTCTCCATGATGGAGCCGTGGTCAAGATCCACCAGGAGCATGACATCGTGGATGGGGCAGTTCCTGGAGGCGATGATCCGTAGCTTCAGGTCGTTGGGCTTGGCCTCCCCCTCCTCTTTCACCTCCTCCACTCCAAAAATAACATCGCTGTCCTGGGCGAAGCTGGAGGAATATCCTATGGAGTCGAGGGACAGCACGCCACGTTTTGCTTTCCAGGACAAGGCTTGCGTGGTTTGCACGATGGGGATCTCAGCCCGATCTGCCAGTTGCTTGAGAGAGCGGGTGATCGAGGTGAGGGCCTGGGGGCTGCCCTGGGGCACGTCCTGCTCGCTCTCCATCATGTAGGTGCCATCGATGAACACGACCTGGGGCTGGTGTACCGCGATCCTGGCGGCGATGGCCGACACGGTGGTGGTGCGGCCTGGGTCATGCACGAAGATCATGGGCTGCATGCCCTCCACGCCGTGCATCATCCGGCTCAGCTTCTTCCACTCCCAGTCCTCCATGGCACTCGGGTGCTGGAGGTGGGTCAGGCTGATGCCGGCGCGGAGGGCGTTGTACCGGGTGATCTGCTCCTGGTTGGTCATCTCAAAGCTGATGAACATGGTCTTGGCCCCTGCGGTGTGGGAGGCGATGTTCATCATCATGAGCAGCATGGACTTCTTCACCTTCTGGAGGCCCACCAGGGTCACTAGTTGACCCGCCTGGAGGCC